TTCTTTCATGTACTAATATTTTCCACTTAAGTTTATCATTATAAATTTCATCTACAATTTTTGTTGGATGTACAAAAAATAGTGAAAAATATATTAAAAGTAATCTATTAAAACTTGTTCAAATAGGTTCGCAATTTAAAGAATTTAAAATAATCATTTATGAAAATGATTCAACTGATAATACATTAGATCAATTAAAAATGTTTAAAGCATCCAATGAAAATTTTGATTTTATTCATGAAACACAAGTTAAAAATAAATATAGTAAATATATAATTTATAATATACGGGCAGCAATTTTAACACATGGTAGAAATCTGCTATTAAATCAAGTCATTAATAAATATAGTATATATGATTACATGATTATGGTTGATATAGATAATATATTAATTGATTTTAACCCACAAAACATAGGTGAAGTATTTAAACATAATGTCGAAGAATGGGACGTAATTACTGCTAATTGTAATATAAAATATTATGATATTTGGGCATTACGTATTTCCAAACATATTTGGAAACCAGAGATACATGGAAAAATATGGAATGAACCGATTGACTATGATTGCTGGCGGGATACAAAGGATTGTGAGAAGACTATTGATAAATATCAAAAAAAAATTTCACCAAATATGCCTTTAATCGAAACCGATTCTTCATTTGGAGGATTAGGTGTATATAAAATATCTAAAATAAAAAATTGTAAATATAATGGATTTGTTTATAATAGTAATGGTAGTGTTAAATATAGTCAAAGTGAACATGTAGCATTTAATTCAGATATAAGAAAAAATGGAGGGAAAATATTTATTTGTCCTTCATTATTATTAACTTGTCCAATAGAACATTTACAAACTAAAACAATACAATGAACTTCGCATAATTATTTAATTTATAAAACAAGAAAACAGTGTTTAATATCTATAAAAAGTTCAATTTTCTATAGTAAAATAATTATTATAATGATCTTTAATTTTTGATTTAGCATTAATTCCATAAGTATAATGTTGTAACCTAGCATCATTAAATAATGGACATGAATATAAATAATTTATATCATCTGGTAGTTCATGAATATCTATTTTTTGTTGAAAGATATATTCATTAAGATAATATTGTTCATAAGATGGCCAATTATATAAATTTGGAGCAAATTTTCCAAAAACATTTTCGGTAAAGGTCGAATAAAATTTTGGTATTCCAATTAATCCGCCATTATATTTAAAATTTGGTGAAAATTTATTATTAGGGTTTACTCTAAGACTTGTATCCCATACCATACAAATTTTATTAAAATTAAAATCATCTAATACTTTAACATTTTTATTTTTTGGTAAAAGGTCTAAATCCCAGCATATTATAAAATCATATCCAGGTAATATTTTATGTGCTAATAATTTAAACCAGGAGGGATGAGCATTTCTCGTATCAATATTTTTAGGTAAATCTTCAATAAATTTATATTCAATATTACAACTTTCAAAATAATCTATTAAAATTGGTTTTGAATAAATTTTATAATCAATATTTCCAATGGATAAAACCATAATACATATTTTCATTATATTATATTATATTATATTATATTATATACTTTTAAATAATTAATATTTATATATATATATAATGAGTTTAACAAATTTTGACAATAGAGAATTAATGATTAAATTCTATAGTAACCTGATAAAAAATCCAAAAATTATTGAAATTGGTATATTTAAAGGGGAATTTTTAGATTATATCTATAATAATTGTAATCCATTAAATTTAGATGGAATTGATTTATTTGAAGGAACAGTGGGTTCTGGTAATGCAGATGGAAATAATTTTACCTATTGTAATTTGAACCAATCATATAATGAATTGAGTTTAAAATATAGTAATTGTCCAAATGTAAAATTACACAAATCTGATTCCTCCATATTTTTAAGTAAATGCAATGATAATGAATATGATATAATATATATTGACGGGGATCATAGTTATAATGGCGTAAAAAAAGATTTGATACAATCATTTAAAAAAATAAAAAATGGAGGATATATTATGGGTCATGACTATGAAATGAATATGACAAAAGCAAAAACACGATATAATTTTGGCACTAAACAAGCAGTTGACGAATTTTGTGTATACTATAAACAAACAATTATCGCAAAGGCTTTTGACGGTTGTGTTAGTTATTGTATTAAAATTAATAAGTAAATAAAAATATTAAATTATTATATATTATCATGAATTATTACACCTTCGCACTTTTCAATTGCGTGGTAACGTGTTTTCTATGCTTACATATGCATTTAAAATGCGCAATGTTGTAAAAATAATTAACTCAACCATTTATTATCTAAATTTTGATACACATTTTCAGCATTACCTCTATAATAAATAATCCATATAGAACAATTACCACTTCCACATATTATATATTTACATTTTGACATTATAATAGTAATAGCCAGATAATATTTGGAATATATAAAATTTTGTTCACGCATAATTATATCTACTGTATTATTGCATTTTCGCACATGTCGTATTCTATTTTTAAAAATAAATGAGTTATAAGGAAATACATCAAACATTCTCTCAATAAATTGAGTTTCATCAGATTGAATTAAAAATTTAATATTCGGACTATCAAGTAATATAGTTTTGGCCTTTTCAATGTATTCATCATAACCACATATCAGAGTTTCTCTGTTTTTATCGTTTCCTCTATAAAATAAAACACAGATATTATCATAATTCAAATTATATTCAGTTTGTATATCATTAACTATTTTATTTATTTCATCACTGGGTTGAAAATATTTATTCATAAACATATTAATTTCATAAAAATTACTAATTTCTTTATAATTAGCAAATTGATTATCTCCAATATTTATTATATTATTATATTTAATATCGTCGACATAATTTTTTTTAAAATAATGATAGGTTATATCATTATTTATCATAGTAATGGGTTTATACAATTTAAATGACTGTGATGTATCTACCACATCTGGAAGTTTCTTATTTATATTAAAATAGTTAACTATATGAGATAATCGAACACTACAACAAGAAAAGAAACCAGCATTATGTGTTATTTTTAACATTATATATTTGTATAATATATTATTTAAAAATAGTATATTATATTTAAATAATTACTTATACTATGAATATCGCATTATCAAAAAATATTAATTCTTTTTGGGTCGATAATAAAGAATATTATTCATTTCAATCTATTGAAAAATTTATAAAGTATTTTTTCCCACCAAATCTAGATATTAATATTATTAATAATGACAGTGTTTATAATTCTAAAATATATGATATACAATATACTGATAATACTATATTAGAAAATACAAAAATAAACATATTAATTTGTGTTGAAAATTGTAATGCTCATAAACATTATAGACATTATAATAAATATGGAAACTATGGGGATGAAAAAGTTAAAATTTATTTTTATAATCATATAGATAAACTCGTCGTAAATGAAAAATTTATAGCTATTCCTATTATTTATACACAAATAAATTATTTTAACTCTTATTATAATGAAATAAAACCAACAATTTTTATACCATTTGAAAAAAAAAAATTTTGTATATTTGTTTCAAATAATCCAATTCGCAATGATGTTAAAAATAATATTAAAAAAATTTTATCTACTATGGGAAAGTGTGATACTCTGGAAATGTATAAACCAATATTAAAAAATAAATCATGTTATCATTCAGTAGAATTTATTAATATTTTACAGGAATATAAATTTGTTTTTGTATGTGAAAATTCAATCGCTGATGGTTATATTACTGAAAAAATATTTAATTGTTTCTTTTCAAGAAGCATACCTATCTATAATGGTTCTCAACAAATTGAGAAATATTTTAATAAAAATATCTTTATTAATGCTAATAATATTAATAATTTAAAAAAAATATATTTTTTAAATAATAACGAGAAATTATTTAATACGTTAATAGATACAAATAAGATTAATGATGAATTTAATGATGAAGATTATAAAATAAAACTAAAAACTTTTGTAGATAATAATATAATGGATTAAACTTTTGATATACTTTTACTTGAAAATATAACAATATTACCAATAACAACTCCCTTCTACATTATGATAATTTAATGGTTTTTCACAATCCATCGGTCTTACCCAATATTGATTCGAATACATATTTGTAATTTCATTTCTTTCTCGTAACCATCTATTTCCTAATATACCGAAATACATTTGTAATACACCACCTACATAAATTGCAGACTTGTTATGTTTTTCATATATATAGTTACAGATTAAATTTCCGTACCCTCCGGATGAAACTAATGCTATATCATAGGTATCTTTTATTAAGTCTAATTTTTTACAAAAATTATTAAATTCTATAATAAAATCATTTGAAGGTTGCGATCCCTGAGTTTGAGGGGGTTTTATTAAAATAAATTCACAATTAGGAAATAAATCTATACCATATATTTTTTCTCTGATGGGTATCTGTTTTTTTATTGATTCTTCAAATGCGGAAATAATCAATATTTTTTTTCCTTTTAAAGAAAAGGTCCATGGAGTTTCAAAATGAATGTAATGAAAAATATCTAAACAAAACGCCCAAATCATTTTTTTATTTTTACATACTATATTTTCAATATAGTCTTGTGATCTGTTAATTCCTTTATATACTCCTCCATTTTTTTCCCATCCTGAATATATATCACAATTTTCAAAAACATTTAAATATAAATTTGAATATGCGACAGAACTATTATTACATGTAATATTAATTCCCGCGTTATTTTTCATTGGAACAATATTACTATTTATATTTCTTCTATACATTTCTTTTTCTTCATCAGTATTACTATTAAATAATAGTTTTACATTAACAGCAAAATTATTTTCTATACCGGCAATTCGTGGTATAATAAATTTATCATTTTTATTTATCTTTTCTAATATATATTCATATAAAATGTTATTGTCATAAAAAGATAAATTATCTAATTTTTGTAATGAAACATTGCTACTTAAGAGAATGTTTTTATAATTCAATGGATTAACCAAGCAATAAGGATTTGGTATTGCCTTTAATTTATCATAGTCTCTTATTTGAGTTGAATGAAAATGATATGTTTTTATAAAATTTGGATCATTTATTATTTTAAACCCAAGTATATTAAATAAATATAATAATTTATTATCGCACCCTGGAATTCCTAGTGTTAAAATAAAAACCCTTATATATTTTGTTATATTTGTAATAAAATTACTATGGAAAATCCAGGTATCTTGTGATACACTGGTAGGTCCAAAAATTTGTGATTGTTTCGAATTATTATTATATTCAAAACGCAATTGAGAAAAAATATATTTTTCGTTTGAAATATTCGTCATATGTAATTGTTTTAATGTATCATCAAAAAAAATGTCTGCATTTATAATACATATAAACCCCTCTATTTTATTTTTTTCAACATAATTAAATATGTGGGCATATGTCAAACGTTTGTTGATATTAATTTGTATAATTTTGTTTGAATCAATTCCTCCCAATTCAGCTATAGAATACATACGTTCATTCAATAAAAATATTTTATTTACATGAGGATTATTTACATTATTTCTAAGACAGAATATAATTTCTTTATTTCTTTCTTTATTTGGATGTATAAAGAACTGGCAAAACACATTAATATTATCTTGTTTTTCATTTTCTTTTTGTTCTTTTATAGGCGGGGGTTCAGATTTTAGTGTATAAATCATTATACATATAAATAAATAAATAGTTTTAAATATAAAATAATTAAAACTATTTGTAGTTAATTAATATTTAATATTTATAGATTTATACTATATATTCAATGATGCAATTTAAAACCCTGGCGCATCCGTAAACGCCCCAATTACTTTATTCCCACCTGATTCACCAGGTATCACTTGTTCAATCACATAAATGCCTAAAACAATGCTAAAGTAGACCAACAAGGTATCTTTCGCCAATTCTTTTAAGGGTTTACTTTCCTTTAAGACAATTCGCATTTCGGCAAACCGGAGGAGTAAATAAACGACAGCAATAATCCCTGCATTTAAAAAGACATTATCCATTTTATAGTATAAACTATAAAATGAAAAAGCAAACCTCGAAATTACGCACAGCAATTCCGCTTGCGGTCGGGTTATAAAGGGGCGATGCCCCTTTAAGGTTTGACCAAAAACAACCTTAATTTTGGTTCAATATTTGACCTTAATTCACTGCGAAAGTTTGAGTTGTTTTTTGGTCCAACCTTAAAGGGGCATCGCCCCTTTATAACCCGACCGCAAGCGGAATTGCTTAAAAGGTTGATGGTAATATCTCCACATCCAGCATCGGTGGTGGTCTAACTGTTAATGGTCTATTCAAATCATTAATATCTGAAAAGTCCAAGCGAATATCTCCCCCTATTTTTAATTTATTCTCATCATCGTCGTTTTCCTCTAAATGCCGTTGTTTCTCAAACGATTGTGCGGAAATAGTTTCTAAACGTTCAATCGTTTTCGGTGCTTCAATATTCGTTTCAATACCGCGAGTGTCAATGGCGCGGTCCGTATTAGAGAAAGTAAGTTTATTATTAGTTGGAGGCATAATAGTTGGTATTTGTACAGGAATAGGTTCTGGTGGTGGTGCAGGTGGTGGCGTAGGTTGTTCTTCTTTTGGTTTAGGCGGTTCTTCAACTGGTATGGCGATTTTCTCCTGAACTTCCTTCACATCCACATGCTGTTCTTCCGTCTCATCCATATATGCCCGTAAAATCGCCTCTACTGGGATACTTTCGCGCACCGAGTTCATAATGCACTCGCGAATAATCAGTTCCAGTTCTCGGTTATGTTTCTGTATTTGTAACGGGGCGATATTCTTCTCAAACAAATAAATATTTGTATAAATCTTGCGTGCCACATTAATGTAGATTTTGTGAATAAAGACGTCAACCGACGGCACATCAATGTCCACTTTCTTTTGTTTCTGTCCAACGCGCACACACGATAGTGCCTTTAGTTGAATCACATGCACACAGGTAATCAACTCTTCCAAGTAACCACATCCCGACGACTCGCAAATCCGCTTCCGCTCCGTCTCGATAATGTCATTATTCCATTTCGGTATTCTGCCTAGAAACGTCTGAAAGGTCATTAAATATTTATCCTGTTCATCATTGTCTTCGCATAGTTTCCATGCCTCATTAAAAATAGATTTCAACCCTTGAATAATTTCCGGGGTCAATGTATTGACCAGACGGGCACACCACTCATTTTTAGACTCGGCAAGACTCGTTACAGAATAATCGTCCATTATTTTATTACTTTACATAAATGATATATTTTCTAAATCCAAATCGGAACGAAGATAATAAAAATTAAGAATAAAAGTCATGAATAATTTTTCATTTCTAAATTCTTTCTTAACTTTATTGAAAGTGAGGAGGAGTTGATACTTTTTGGCAGGAGTAGTGCATTCGGTACCCTCCTCGATATACTTCATCAAATCCAACCCACTATAACCCTTCTCATATAATTTATCCACTAAATCCAATACCGCAACATAATCCGTAATTTTATCCTTCTGGGTCACACTCAAATACGTTTTCAACCACGCCGCTTTTTTTTTATCCATTTGACTGCCGAATGTATTTTGCACACCTAATTTATGAAGATTTACCGATTTTTCCTGGATGATCGGTTCGGGCACAAATATTTCGCATAGACGCGATAAAATAGGTTTCAATAGTTTATATTTATCTTCTACAATTATAAAAAAACGCGTGGTATGGCAAAATAATTCTATACAGCGACGCAAGGCGGATTGTGCGTCGGTCGTTAAATTATCCGCATTGGATAATATGACCGTTTTAAAATGCCCGGATCCTTTGACATTGATATGGGTCTTGGCAAAAAATTTCAGGTCTTCTCTCACAAATTTAATCCCCTTACCATGCGCACAATTTACATTCATCACATATGCTTTAATGAGTTCTTTATTATGATGGTAAATATCCGCTACAAATTTATGAACAATCGTGCGTTTACCACTGCCACTGGGACCATGAAATATAATATTGGGGATTTTTTCGGTTTTTAAGAAAAAATCAAGTTTTTCGGTAATGGATGGATGATAATTTATATTCATTTTTTATAACTGTGTCTATGAGATTGTAGAGTTTTAATTTTAAATCAATGTTTATGTTAATATTAAAATGAAAATTTATAATAGATATAGTTATAATTATTTATATTATTAAATATACATCATCGCGTGTATTTTTTCCTCCTCCAATTTCTCTAAAAATATTTCATAAAGCAATGTTCCATTTAATATACCTTGAACAAGTCGTAACATACATCCCCATGATGCTCCAGTATGACTACCATCGTCTAACAACTCATTCATCTTTCGTTGTAAATTTATTTTGTAATCGTCTGTTTCGATCGTATAACTAAATCCATCCCTCCCATTAAATTCTTTAATATAATTTTCAATAGCAGGATATTCTTTCAAAATATCTAAACAGCGTTTGACTTGTTGGAACATCATTTTATTTTATGTATGTATTTATATAATCATATAAATATATAATCATTTCAATTTTTTTGATAATATCAATATCCTATAGATAATATCCTATTGATAATAACCTATATAAAATAAAATCACGGCAACACTAAATAATGTTAATGAGGATATGTATATAAGAGTTTTCGCACTGTAGTTTTTATTTATAAATGCTCCATAATAAGCACCTATAAAATAGGCGATAAATAATAATACACCAATGGTATAATCTATTTGTTTGCGTTTGCCATATTCAATCACCGCTAATAATGATAAGGGTGGTAATATAGAAAATAAAATCGTCCCTGTCATTTTATAGTAATTGGGTATGATATTAGATAAAATAAGTAAGGGCAACATAATAACGGTGCCTGCTAGACCGAGTGCCCCACCCAACACACCCCCTATCGTTCCAATGAGTAGTGCGATTATGTATTGATACATATTTTATATATATATTTATATTTATATAAATATAATCCTTATGCCCAACTCTGTAAACTCTGGGTATAAGGATTATTTTTAAACGCTGTTAAAATATCAGGGTTAATGCGTTCGCACTCGATACCGGTATTCCGTGTCTGAGGAATGTGCACCACGCCATAGGACTCTGCTGAGGGGGTGGCATTGGTCACATGGGTCGATCCAGGACTGCGCACCCACCAGCGATTATTATCGCGATCACAATCTCTTTTGTGTATACTAATATTATCCGTTTGACTAAACACTTGAGTGCCACCTTGATTCGGTCTATTCACTGAGGTTTTATTGACATTATTACGCTGCGCATAATTCGAGTCATAGTTCATCTGTGCTACGGCGGCGTTGGGTCCAGCATTACCTAAATAGGGTAAATTGGTCGTGTCCCGCTGCACATGAACGGGAGTATTGGCAGCGACAATATAACCCGTATTGTCTTGGGTTTGCCCTTGTACATTCAAATGGTTAAAATCCAGTTTCGCTTCCGTCATTTCCCGAATAGTGGTTTTGGTGCGGTCCGCCGGATTATAAATAATACCATTCTTCACATTCGACGCTACATTACCCGTTGGGCGCAAATTACCAATCACATTTTCTTTTCTAGAGGGTCGAAGCACGTCCATAATCGGCGATACCACTGCTTTCATAATGCCATTCACAATCCCAAAATTTTCTTGCGCGCGTGTTGTGGTGCGATTATTGGGTAAATTATTATAACTTTGCGACCCATAGTCGGCAACCGTGGGGGCAGATTTTCCCGCCGCGTTGGGTAAAGCGGGTTGACAGAGTGGCAACACTTGCCGTTTCACCGGTTCATATGCACCCGCCACATAGGTGGCTTCGCCATCCTTAACCGCCCCGACCCCGAAATATTCGGCACTTGTAGAAATACGATTTACATCTTGTAATATTTCTATCCCGCGGGCAGTCGGTGCTTTTTCTAAACCGGTCGTAGTAAACCAGCGGTCGGGACCCACCGTGTAATAGGTATCGGGCAGATTTTTTTCGACTTTGCCTTGGGTTTGAACAGATCCAGAATTTTGCACATAGGCTATGGCGGGTCCTTGATGTCCGTCTAAATTAAATGTCATTTTCGGATTGGTTTCTACGCGCAATTGATCAACTGTGCGTGGTAACCATTGTTCACGTGCGCCCATACCCGAGTTAAACCCGGCACTGCCTTCTGTGCCAAATCCTTGATTCAACGCTGGTGCTACTTTTTGTTCTTCCCAGGGTTTAATATTCGCCATACGCATGGACGGGTTGACTCGCGATTGTAAAAAATCGGTCATATTTGGCGCACCATTCGCATATTGTAGATTTTGTTGCGGTTGAAATAATGGGGCAATTTCTTTTTTGTTGTATTGCTGTGAACCTTGCCCTTGTAAATTGTCTAAAACTGATTCCGATACATTAAAATCCGTAGAGGCACCTTTTATTTTGGCACCGAAAAAAGGCACCATATTAATATGCTTAAAACACTCTTTATCAATCGGTTCACCGGTTAAAGAATAACTTTGTTGTGATGAACCACCGACCCCATAATTTGTATTCTGTTCATCGACAGATTTGTATAAATCTTTCTGATAATATTTATCGGTGGTTTGATTGGAGTTGGGATAATACTTAACATTGGCGTGATTGACGGCTGCCGTGGTGGGGTAATTCACCGGTGGTGTAGGCGGATTGACGCCGGGCAGGGCATTTCTAACGTCTACCATATTGGTATACCCTTCTCTACTATTCTTTTTTTGATTAGACATAATATACATACCACCTAATGCGATTAAAGGAATTGCTATTTCAGCCATTTAGTATACTATTATATATATAGTTTTTAAAAAATATATATATTTTACTTAAAGTCGTCTATAAAACTCGACTTATTTATAAGTCGTGCCAAGCGGTCTAACAAAAGGATTGGGGTTGACGGATTCGGACGGTGAAATCTCTGTTAAACAGGGGACTTGAGTCGTGTGATTATTTCTCTCTAGATTGCGAGTATTTAAATTGTTTTGAAATCGCATACAGGTATTTTCTTGAGGATTGAGAGGTAAGATATACCAATTGACTTGTTCTAAATCTCTAGACATCCAGGCTGGGTGGGTGGCTCTTGATTGATCCGTGACAGTAGATTCGCATGAAGGGTAATTTATTTTACTCGTATTGACTGCGCGGGTTTTATATTCATTTTCACTTTCGCAATCACGACTGGAAGCGCGAGTTAGACCCAAGAGATCACTTTCCAGATTTCTGGTATTGGTCATTAAATTCGCTCCCCATTTTTGCATGCGGATAAAGGGGTCTTCCATGAAGCAAGGGTTCTCACCATTGCCAGGGACATTTAACATATATCTGCCTAAACCTGTCATTTCTTGTAATTGTTTTTGTATTCTACAAGGGTCGTCGTGAAATCGCGTGGATGACATTTATACTATATATACAACCTTTAAAAAAAAGGTTCAAGCGAAGCAGACTGGACCAAAACCCAACCTTTAAAAAAATACAAATATAGTGTTATATTATATGTATCGTAGAGTACAAAAAATTAAAGTGACTGAAATATCTAAAGAAATACTATCAAATACAGATGCGACACAACTATTTTTAAATGATAATAACATAACATCTATACCTGCGGAAATTGGAAATCTTATTAATCTAACAGAATTATCTTTATCAACAAATAAAATAACATCAATACCATCAGATATAGGCAAACTCACACTATTAACAGAATTATCATTCTCTAGAAATGAAATAACATCAATACCACCAGAAATAGGTAACCTCACGAATCTAACAAACCTGACATTTTTAAATAATAAAATTATTACAATCCCACCTGAAATTGGTAAACTGACAAATCTAACAAAGTTGAATTTTTCTGGAAATCAACTAACATTTCTACCAGATGAAATAGGTACACTTGTGAATTTAACACAGCTAAATGTATCTAATAATCAAATAACAGTATTACCCGACTCCATTACGAAACTTATACATCTTGAGGAATTACTATTGAATAACAATATGCTAGATGCAAGAGTATTAAGCACTGTTATTACACTATCGGAAAATTTAACTTCGCCAAATAAAGCAATTTTTAGCTTATCTATTATAGACAATCCAACACTTATTTTTCCAATAAAAGAAATAATGAAGGCATCAAATGAAAGAGATGTAGTATATTTAACTATTCTAACACATGGTATTATTCCTTTAGATAGTAATAACCAAGTTATAGTAAATACACTGCCACCATCTGTAAATACATTTGAAATACAACGTGCATGTAGTTTATCTGCTGTTAACTATGTTAACGATAAACGCACAAAAGATTTTGAGTCATTAATAAAGTCACAATTTAAAAAACCAATCGAATGTAGCAGTGACGTGTGTAATTTTGATACTGAATTTACAAAAAATTGTAAAGATATAGAAGGTAATCTAGAAAGTGATGTTTTATGTAGTTTAGACCCAACTAAACCAGACGCAGAAGCAAAACGTTTTTTTGCCACATCTAGTTTACGTTATCCACAGTCAAAAGTATTTAAAAAAATGTATGGTACAAAGGTATATTACTTTAACAATGTGGATTATTTTCAAAAAGGTAAAGATACAAATGATATGAAAATAATGATGTATATTAAAAGGGAAGATTCTATTTTATCATTTGATATTACACAATACGTTATTGGAAGAAATAGTCAATTATTATTTTTTCAAAATTTTTTACACTTTGTAGTCAATGGATCAACTGAATTTAGTGGAACCTATAATAAAGCACCTTATATGATATCTATAGAGGATATTATTACTTTTCTTAATACTGTATTGGGATATAAAAATATTAAAATAGCAGACTTCTCTTGCGGTGTATTTGCAAAAGAAGAAGATATAAAAAACTATAAAATTAATAAAATTGATTATTTAACAGATGATGAATTAACTACTATTGCTTCACAGTTAGAACCGCATTATGGTGGGAAACAAAGTAGAAGAAAACAAAGTAGAAGGAAACAAAGTAGAAGAAAACAAAGTAGAAGGAAACAAAGTAGAAGGAAACAAAGTAGAAGGAAAAATAAAAAATAATACATAAAAAGTTTATATTTATTATTTTTTAAAAATTTAACACTAATATTTGGCGCAACCTTTTCCAAAGGTTGTTGTTAAAAGTGTGGGCGTTGATTATTCTCAATCACCAACGGCATCGGCATAATGAGTTTTGGTAATCGGTCAAAGTATTTAATTTCTGGAAGGGTCTTCAGGTTGGGGACAACCGGCGATTGTGTTTCTACTAAATTAGTAGAGTTTATACCAAATAAAGCAGTCTCAATATCAATCGAATT